AAGTTGTCAATTGGCATTGCTTTTCACCTTCCTTAGAGTTTGATTTTTCCTTCTTCGAACAACTTGTTGAACTTGGCTGGGTCTTTCTTGGCCATTTCCCTCGCCTGCTCGCGGGTTATCATTCCCGGCGCGGGATCGGGGTTGATGGGATCTCGACCGTTATTTTTGAGCAGTTGCTCCGTGAGCGCTTTTTTGTAGCTCTCCAAAGCCTGCTCATACGCCGTGAGTGTCTTCTCCGTGCTCTCCTCGTCAGAACCGATCAGGTTGTCGACTATGTCAACAGGGAGCTTCTTTTCGGTGAGCTTCTTGATGGCAAGATTCTTGAGGCTTTCCTTCTTTCTCGCTGCCGATTCTTCGTTGAGTCGGGCTTCCAACTCCCTGATCTTCTTCTGTTCTGGAGTTTCGGTAGGATTTAGCGTCTTGAGCTTCTCTTCCACGATCTTGTCGAGGTTGTTGCTCTTCCAGGTCTCGATCCCCTTTGTGACGTGAGAATCGCGGTAGCTTTTCAGCACGTCGTTTTTCTCGACAAATTCACCCACATTGTCTTTGGTGACGGTCGCCAACGGGTTGAACTTCGTCGTGAATTCCTTGACCTCAGGTGCTTCGAGGTTCTTGCCTATCAGTTCCAATGCTTCTTTGAGTTCCATATATATCTCCTGTCCCTCCGAGTGCCATATGCCCTCAGAGTGTTGTAATTAAAAATCGTGATTTTCTCTAAGACCTTTCTAAATTTCGCTCACTATCCCTCCTTTTGCTGTCTCTTCCATTCACTGTATGTTATGTAATCGCTTATCCCCTTACCCTGAATCATTCTCGTGCGAGGTTCGCTGCCCTCGAAGATCTCTATTGCAGCGCATCTGCAATTACAATCCTCGCTCGCTATGCCAAACATTCCAGGAGCTTTGGTTGTCATGCCCCGAACGTGAAAGTATCCATCTTTGTCATCTATCTGACCATCAAGTTCGCCGTGGGTGTCGCGAGTCTTATTATCAAGGGTGGCCACCCACATCCTCTTGACATCGACTCCTTTTTCTTTCAACCTCTGGTGTGCTTCGAGTTGCGCCTGTTCCTTACACCTGTGACTCTCGGTCCAGACTATTCTCTGGGCTTTCGCATAGTTCCCTTCGAGCGCTTCCTTGAGCCGTTTGGCCGTGTCGAAGTAGCTCTCACCTTTTATCAAACCTTGCGTGACTTCCTGGCGGATGCGCCAGAGGATCTCCTGTCTGTTCTTTTCGAGGACTTCGTTCAGGGTCAGGCCAGACACCGGATTTTGAATCGCTTTCTTGATGAAGTCTTTCGGCAGTACGTACCATCTGAGGTTGATTCCTGTCGCCTGTTCTGCAAGCCAGCCCATGCGGTTGTAGCCTTCAAAATAAACCTCAGATAGAAGAGTCAGGACCTCTTTCGCCTGGGTACGCGAGAGATCGAGAATCGCGGCGTCGAGATCTTTCTGCATCTTTCGAAGCCGGTCGTACTTCTGCATCTCGGCCAGTGTGAGTTTGCCACCTCTCGAGAAAGTCTTGTAGTATTTCTCGAGTTCCTCTTTTGTGACCTTGAGCGACTCGCGGTAGGCTTTCTCCAGTTCCTTCAACTGCCGCTTCGTGAAGCCGTCGTACCATCGCTCGAAGTCGTCGAAAGCGCCCTTAGTTGTTAGCGCCATCTTCCTCATCCTCTTCGAGGTTTACCGGCGGGTAGTAGCTCATTTCTTTCTCTCTCTGCTCGTCCATCATTTTGATGACCTCTTTCGGATCGTCGATGAACGAAGCGAGGGAGTATAGAATCTCATCCGGCACGATGCCCTTGAGCGCGGCGAGGATCTGAGCGTCTTTCTCCAGACTGACGGGAAGGTTTCGAGTGAACCTCTGCGTGACATTCAGCCAGTCGAAGTTGAACGCCGGAGCCGAGGCCAGGACCTTGAACATTCTCTGATTGCTCGCCGAGAACTGTCGCTCTGTCGTGATGCACTTGTTCTCAAGCGACAGGAGCTTGTACTTTCTCGACTCGCCCGAGATGTCGCTGGTGAATTCTTTGTCGGCGAAGTTGACAGACTTGGAGAATCTGAGAATGTTGGCTTCAAGTCTGTTCAGATGTGAGTCTATCGCAGCAACATTTATATTTTTCTCGATAAAGGCAAGATCCGCGCCTTCGGGGAGATTGAAAGCCCCCGTGCGCTTCGCAACCTCCACAACTTCCCTCGTGATGTCGGCACCTATCGCCTTCATGTACGCCAGCCTCCATTGCTCAAGCTCGGAGTCGAGGTCTGACTCTTTACGGTCGTAAGCGTCTATGAGACTGAGAACCTTCTCAGAGTCACCCAGACGTTCAAGGTTGTTTGGGTACTCGATCAGAGGAACATAACTGAAGAAGTGAGTCTGCGGATTAAGTTTTTCCGTGTCGTCCAGGACGTAGCCATTCTCGGTCTTGGTGTAGTATGTTACCTTCTCTTTGTCATACCACTCGACCCGTTCCCTTGTTTCTGTCGAGCCGTCAGGTTTGACATACTCCATATCGTAGTATCTGAGAGCGAACTGGACCTCGTCGATCGAGCGGTCCATCACCCAGATGCATTCCCAGGGCCAGGTGTTCATAGCGCGGATCTTCGCCTCGGTATCGACATACAGAAGTCTCGCGGCCGTGCCACAGATCGTGGCCAGCTTCACGGTTTCCGAGTCGAGAAGTTCCAGCCGGTTTCTCAACTCGAAGTCCTCGAAGTCTTTCGAGTTCGCTTCGTACACTGTCGGGATCCCCATGAAGTACCCGACCTTCGTGTCGATGATCTCCGAGAAGAAGTCGTTGTTCAGCTTTCTGTTTATCTTCGTGTCGTCCGCGACCGAATATGAGCGCGTGAAGATAGGGACACCGGCCTCGGACGCTTTGTATCTCTCATACAGGCTCTTCATCGTCTCATGTCTGCCGCTGTGTTCATCTATGAGATCCGTGATTATCTGTGAAGTTACTTCACCGTTGATTCGTATGAGTTCGCGAATTGTGTTAAGGTCCATGATTTACCTCCACGCCGAGTATCCGGCTGTGATTTTGCGTCTCAGTCTCACAGGTTCGATCGCATATCTAAGTGCCGCGATCGCGTCGTCTTTGAATTCGATCGGTTCATCCAAGACATTGCCGTCTTTGTCTTCTTTGTAGCTGTATTGCTGAATCTCAGCAAGCAGGTTTGGGCACTTCTTCGAGATGTGGATCTTGTGTCTCTTGAGCCAGTCGATACCATCTTTCACAGAACCTTTGCCCTTGACCGAACCGCTGATTCTGAAACCAGACTGCTGAAACTCTTTGATTCTCGCGGGTTCGGCTGAGTCCGCTATGAGCTGCGAACGCTTGTCGATCATCCTGCCGACTTCCTGAATGAGTTCCGCGTTCGTGAGCCCTTTCTCGTACAGCTCGTCGAAGACGTAGAGTTCATCGTCTTTGAATCCCACACGAACGAGAGCCGAGGGATGATTGAAGCCAAAGTCGAGGCCCTGATAAACAGCGTCAAAGTCTTGCTCTTTGTAGGGAATGTCTTCGAACACGTAGTTGTGGAAGACGAGGTTTCCGAGAACACCCCATTCACCGAGTCCGTATATCTGATAGTACGTGTGATCCTGATTTTTCAAGTCTTCTATGACTTTCTTATATTCGTCGTCCAGGAAACGATTGTCTTTGTACGTCGATTTGTGGATGACACAGTTCTCTTTCGGTTCATCGAAGAAGAAAGCCTTCAACCAGCTCAAAGCCGACACCGGATTGAATGTCATTGTGATTTGCAGCGGCCATTGAGTCTTGCCCCTGAGTCGCAAGTCAAGCTGCTGGAAGTCTTCCTGCGTGATCTCGCTCGCTTCTTCGACCCAGATGTCCGTGATACCCGCGATCGACTTGAGCTTTTCCACGTCGTCAAGACCGGTGAAGATGACTTGATTGCCATTCAGACAGCCGATCTCCATGTCGGACTTGTTGACTTTGAAAAGTCCGAGAACCTTCCATACCCTGAGAATCCCCATGATAAGCGCGAACGTCGAATGCCGGTTCGTCTTTGCGACCTTCCTGACTATGAGAAACTTGTGACCTTTCTCCTTCATTGCACGAAGGACGAGTCTCTGGGCGATAAACATCGACTTGCCCGAACCTGCGCCACCGTAGAAGATCTCGTAGCGCGAGCGGTTGTCGAGATACGGTTTGAAAGCCTTGTTGAATATGCGGGTGTGAATTTTAATCGCCATCTTCAACCACGTCCACAGTGATGTCGAGGCTGCCAGAGTGAGCCATCTCTTGCTTGTCTGTCTGGCCGAGGTACTGTTTACCGAGCCAAACTAGCATTGTGTTATTGCCTTTTTCTGCGGCCTTCCACTGTAACCGCCTTAGAGACATCTTCCCGTTGTCCATTCCGTTTTTATATATGCGACAAAATTCTTTGTCTCTCTGAAGAGTCCTTGTCGATATGCCAAGAATCGAGCTGATTTCTTCTTGTGTACACTGAATATAGGCCAGCTTCTCGACAAGCTCATAGTCTATTTTCTTTTTCGGTCTGCCAGCCATAAAATCACTTCCTCATCAATTGAGCTTTCTTGCCTGTGAATTCTTCCCAACGCTTTACGATTACATCGCAGTATCGCTCGTCAATTTCTATCATGTAGCAGATGCGGTTGAGCTGTTCACAAGCTATGAGTGTTGAGCCTGAGCCGCCGAATAAGTCGAGTACCAAATCCGCTTTGTGGTTTTGAATAGCGCGTTTTGCCAACTCCACCGGCTTCTGTGTGGGATGGTATTCATTCACCAACGCTCTGTCAACGTCCCACACCGTTACTTCGTTTTTCGGCCCACACCAATTTACCGTCTTTCCTTTTTTGTAGCAATAATAACAAGGCTCGTGCTTTTGTTTGTACTGTGCCGACAACGCGCCGAATTGTGCATGGTTTTTATTCCAAACTATCTCACAACGAATGACCCAATCTGCGGCTGCGGCTGCGGCTGCTATCCCTTTCACCCCTGCGTGCCAAAGATACAAAGCCGCTTCGTTCGTCGAGAAATCGCGTGCCATTTTGCAGCAAGGCTCGTACAAATCGGTGGTATCATCGCCCGCTAATTTGTTTCGTAGTTTAGTGCCGCCATCGTAATTCACCCCATAAGGCGGGTCAGTGAACACCATATCCGCTTTCTTACCATCCATCAGCTTCTCGACATCTTCTTTGATAGTTGAGTCCCCGCACATCAGGCGATGTTTTCCAAGCAGGTAAATGTCACCGCGTTTTGTCACGGGTTCTTCTGTGTTTTCTAATGCAGCGTCTACGTCGAAACCATCTTCTTCAGGTTCTTTGTCGAAAGCTATCAATTCTCCTATCTCATCCAAATCAAACCCAGTCAGCTCTATGTCAAAGTCTCCTGTGTCAATGTCAGTCAATACGTCCTTTAGCTTGATGAAGTCCCACTCGCCAGAGATTTTATTCAAGGCGACATTGAGAGCTTTCTCCTTTGCGTCGTCAAGGTCAACAACCACGACATCGGCTTCCTCTATTTCAAGCTCACGTAATGCCTTGAGTCTCTGATTACCTCCCACAACGAAGCCCGAGCGTTTATTCCAGACAATAGGTTCTACATAACCAAACTCGGTGATGCTTCGTTTTAGTTTTGCAAGCTCTTTGTCGTCAATCTTTCGCGGGTTGTATGGAGCACACTTTAAGTCGGAGACTTTCTTCTTTTCTATCTGCATTCAATCCCTTCTTTCTCTCTCTGATACTCCCGATCCTGTTTGATCCTTCGATTCGCAAACCTTCGCACACACTTCCACGAGCAGAAGTCCAGCCCGTCGAGCTTGTGCCAGTGATGGGTCATATGTGCAGTCTTTCCACATTCGTCGCATTGTATGGCCTGACTCAAAATGACCTCCAATAAAAAGGGAGCCCGAAGGCTCCCCGAACACTGCGTTCTGCCAGCTTTTCTACGTGCTTGGCCGTATCTGGCAAAGTATATGCTCCAAGCAGCTGCGACCATGAGTGGGGCACCCCCCCAACACAGCCGCACCACGTGGGTAACACAAATAAAGGCCGTGGCACGAACGGATTCGAACCGCTACCCTTCCGTTTATGAGACGGATGCGCTGCCATTGCGCTACGTGCCTAGCCTTATAACTTTATTTCCGTGGAATAAACCTGTTCGGCTTTACCAAACCAGCAGTAGTGATTATAGACGACCTGCTGGTGGGCAGAAGTCGCAATTCAGATAATTCATAGCTGCTTTCACAACGGCATCAAAGAGATAGTCTTTCGCCTTTTGTGCCTCCGATAGCTCGTAGTAAGGAACTAAACACGGATGGGTCTTTTTTTCATCGTCTTTAGTCTCCCCATAAACCCAACCATTAGCCAGCCTATATTTCATCCAGCGATCGTGCATTTTCTCTGGTGTGTTATCGGGATGTTCAGACGCATACCTAACGCCATCAATCGCGGAATCTTTTTGCCACTGTGGCGCTAAGTGCCACGGTTGAACGTCTTTACCCTCCGTTGCATTAACATAAGCCCTGTTTACTTCGTGACAAATTGCTGCAACTTGCTCGATAGTTACTTTCATTCGCACCCTCCCTCTAGTAAGTTACTGAGCCTTATTTCACGGGATTAAAGCCGTGTGAGTTTACATGAAAAAAGGCCCTCTCGGGCCCTCTCGGGCCTTCTCAGTTTTTTAGCACTAACATATTTTAGCACACTTGTTTCAAAAATAGCAAGTGGCTGTGGCGTGGGTGAAATTATGCTCCTCTCCACATCTTCCTGGCCAGTATCAACGCAATATGATCGAGTTTTCGCAACGCCTTCACTCTCCAGAACCTCCCTGCGTTGTCACACCCTCTCGGCGCATCGGCGATCATCTGGCCTACCTCTTCAAGTGTCATCCCCTCGGAGTACCTCCACCCCCATGCCCGGCGATCTTCATCCGCGAGAGACTCCATCGCTCCGTCCATGATTTCCAACACCCGGACCGCTGAGGCGTCTTTCGTGATCTTCTCGTTTGGTTCAATGCGGTCCTTCTGGAGGTATATTATGGACGAGGTGGAAAAGATCATACTTTCGGTGTGTCGCTCGATCGTCTCGCGTGAGGCCCAGAGTTTATGGACCTGTTTCGGGGCCAGCATTCGACCCTCCACGACTCGAAAAACGATATCCCACAACGAATCATTCATAGCCCCACTCCTGAATGGTGCAAGGGCCGTCCCCGCGGCCCTCATACCTTCGTTTTCTCTCTGAATCTCGTCTCTTTCTCCATCAGTTCGATCTCTTCCTGAAGCGTGAGATTACTCCGCATCAGTCGGGCGTTCTCTCGTCTCAACTCTTCAGCCTCGCGCTCAAGATCTTCACGGGTGCCGTAACCGAGCATCCCGGAAAGGCAGTACCCCGCGCAAAAACACCCTGAAGCCAGTAGAAATATCCAGATTCCCATTATTCCACCTCCGCAAATTCCCGAATGATCCTGTCGATCTTTCTCGTATTTGGAAACAGTTCGTCATATGGCACTTTGAACAACCTCGCGTAGCTGGCGGCATACGAGAACGATATCCGGTCAATTGCACCGTCCAAGATGCCGCGCGTGAGTTCTTGTCTGATCCTGTGTTTGGTTAGTTGCCCGACGCTCAGACCGGATTCAAAGAAAACTCTGCGGAACACCGTCATGTTGACTCTCTGCATCTCTCTCCTCCGGATTCTCGTTCATGTCGGGCGTGAGCAAGAAGCCGCAGTTCTGGCAGTTCCAGGGGCATTGCTCGACTGCACTGTGCCAGACAGAGCCGCACAGTGGGCAGGTTCGCTTAATCATTTGTGGCCTCCTCCCTTCGATTCTCTCGTTCTTCTTCAGGCCCATAGATTTCGTCAGCTCTTGCCGCTTCTTGAAGTTGTTTCTTTATCCTCTTTTTCTCAAGCCTTTCGGGAGAGGTTACTTTTTCTTTCTGTCTGTTGAGGAATCTGTCAACGTTCTTCATTCCCTGCCTCCTTCTTCTCGAAGTTCACGCACCCGAATGTTTCGTGGAGCAAGAAACCACACTCATTCGTGCTGCAATCGATCATCATTCCGGTGTAATCGACCTTTTCGGGATAGCCGGGCTGTCCGAAGCCGACCTGTTCGTCATCGTAGAAGAACGCCTGTTCGTCCACCTTGTCGTGGGCGCATCTTCCAAAACCTTTGTCGAGTAGCTTCTTTTCACCCTGGATATCGGTTCGACTAGAGAATTTTGGCCATTTCCCCTCTATCGGCTCTCTGCTAAACCACTTGCAGTTCTTACACCTCGCATATTTCAGTTTCTTCGCCTCTTCCAGGAGAGGTTTCATCGACTGAATGAGGATATACTCGGCCATATCGAGATTGTCTTGCTCATCCTGGGTGCGGTTCTGGTTTGCCGACAAATTCTCATAAAGTTCCAGAATTTCTGACAGATCCCGAATTTCTTGATCTTTCATCTTCTATCCCTCCCTTCCCTTGCTCGCTTCACTTGAGAACCCATTCGGATATCTCTTCTCCAGCTTCTCGATGTTGTGTTGTGCGACCTCTTGAAGATTGATATCGAACAGACTTGCCACAGCCGAGACGTACCAGAGAATGTCTCCGAGTTCGCTTTTGAGCCTGTTGGAATCAACCTCGTGGCCGTGGTAGAAGAACTTCTTCAGGAGATCCACGACTTCACCGACTTCACCCACCAACCCAAAGACATAGTTATTGAGCTGGTCTTTCAGTGAAAGTGAGGTGTTCATCGTCCGCTCGGACTTCAACTGGTACACAAAGAAGCTGAGTTTCTGAGCGTTGAAAGCCTGGATTACCAGCTCGTGTTCTTTCTGCTGACCGTGCCGCCAGTAGTCGATAGCGATGAAGAGATCTTCGATGTCTATCCTGTCGATCTCTTTTCCTGCGTCGAAGACCGTGCGGATCTCGTCAACTACGTTAGGATTGAAACCCTGGATCTTATCGCTCATTCGGCGGCCTCCTTTTCAACACCTTGATACACACCGGCTCTGGTATATTTCACATCGAACACTCCTTCTTTGTCAGCATACTTCACGAGTCTATCTCCGACCCACAGCTCGACTTTTGTAACGACAAGCCTACCGGTTTGCGAATGTGCCGCTACCCTCTCGTCGAACACCCTCAACGCATCGGCTATGTCACCGGTGATGTATAGGGAAGGGTCTTTTGGATCGTGACGTATGACTTTTACTGTGATGTCTTCAGTCATTGTTGCCTCCTCTCTTTTTTGTAGTAGCAATCATGGCAGAGAATTCCCTTATGCTCAAACGACAACAATACCGAGGAGAGGTCAAATATCTTTTTTCTGCAACCCACGCAATAGCAAAACATCGGTATGCCGCTTGGTTTGATTGCGTTCTTCATTCCCTCACCCTCCTAACCTGATGTCTCTTCACCCACTTCCTGTCGCTCAGGAAGTATTCGTAGCCCTTCCCGTTGTGCCTGAAGTTCAGAACCGTACACTTCTGGCCGTTGTGGATCACTTTCGTCCCGCGCTTAAGCAGCTTCGAATCTTCTATCGCTTGTATCTCCATCAGTTCACCTCCAGTTGTCTCGGATTTCTTTTCCTCTTCTTTCTATTGGCAGTGTATTCATTCCACGAAACACTCTTGAATATCGCCTTATGATTGACCCACCTCGCAAAGTTCCTCTGGTATGGATCTCTTCTGTCGAAAGGCATAGCGAAAGAGTCGAGTTTCATCTCTCGAAGCCTTTCTACTCGATAGAGATCTTCCTCGGGCGTGGAATCGAAGCCTATGAGGACGTAGATCATCAGGCGTTTCGGGGAATTGTATTTGAGAAGGATCTCCAAACCTAGAAGTACTTCTCTCTCATCCTTTACGTTGTCCCAAGCTAGACGAATCTGCTTCCACAACCTGACTTTCGACAGCAGCAGCGACTTTTTGTCATCAACGAGTCTTGCGTCCAACCCTTGACTAAAATCAACTTTGATCTTCAAATCGACAATTTTGTTTATAGTCTCTTCAAACACTTTTGGAGCTGCTGTTATGTTGTTATCGAGAAGCATCAATCTCTTTTGCCCATTCCAGAACTCTTCTAAATCAGCAGATTTGCGTATCGTGCCTTCTTTTCTCGGCACAATGCAGAAAGGACAGTTTCGGATGCAACCTCTAGTGATGAAGCCCATAGCATAATCACAACCGTAAAGCCCATAGTCGGGGTAAGTATGCTCTATCTCTTCTGGGAGTTTTGCCTCAAGGTCATATCCGCTGCCGCCTTTTACGATCTCGCAGCCAGGCCAGTATTTGAAGTCATCCGTGAAGCCGAAGATTTTCGAGGCATAGACACGATCGTATCTCTGAAGCGCATTGAAAAACCCGACCTTATCTCCTTTCGCTTTGTGCCATGCCGAGAGCTTCATCAGGGCGAGGTTAGGGATCTTCGAATCAACATCAATCAGACCGATTCTCATTTCTAGGCCCTCCTCACATCCCCATAGCCCGGACTTTCTCGAACATCCGGGTGTAATTTTCTATGTCGTCGAGCGTCTCGCCCGCAGGTCCGAAAAACTCATCGGGATCGACACGAAGAGCCCATGCCAGCTTCTCGCACACGGCCCGTCTGGGGATGATGTGATTGCACTCCATCTTGGATAGATACACCTGCGTAACTCCCGCGCGAGAAGCCAGTTCGCGTTGCGTCAGACACTTCTCTTCTCTGATTGCCCTCAGCTTTTCGCCGTTGAAGTCGATCATTTCTCGCATTTTGCCTCCTTCAATATCTCCTTCACTTCTTCGACACTGTGAACCACAGCCACAATCGCGCCCGCCTCTTTCCACTGCTCGAGCGTGACTTTTTGAAGCGGGGTCAGTTTACCCCCGGGGACCTTGACCTCCAGCTCGAAGCGCCGCCCGCTCAGGCACCCTGTGATATCGGGTTTCCCTGCGTTCCCGTACCCGCCGCCCCAGGTCTTCTCGGCCCTGCACTGTGGAAGAGAGTTCAGGTACTTCAGTATCGAGTTAACTATCGACTTTTCGCTCATGCTGCCTCCTATGAAAACTTCACGTGGCACATATCCGAGGGCTCACAGATATAGAGACCCTCTCTCGCGCGCGTCATGCCCACGTACATCTGGCGTTTGATACTGTCTCTGTTGCTCCTGTCAGTCATCGCGTTGCGGTATGCCTCCTGCGAGAGATCGGGGAAGAGATAGACTATATCCGCCTCGCCGCCCTTCACGCTGTGAATCGTCCCCACAATTAGTCGCGGCTTCTCCACCAGCGCCCTTGCTCCGTGTTTCTGGACGATGGAAACCGGGTACTGCGCGATTTTCTTCTTTGCGGGCAAGAGATTGTGGTAGAACCAGTCCAGGTCCGAAGCCTCGGCCCTCCTTCGAGCCTCCGGCTCGAACTGCGAGAGTATTTCCTCCACGCCGATTGCGGGATCCTCCTTCTCGTTTGCACCGAACTCGAACTCGGCGTCTATGATGTTCGCGCCGAACTCGAAGGAATCGTCCTCTTTCTTCTCGACGGCCTCTGTGGTCTCGAGCTTCTCGAGCAAAGCCTTCTTCGCGCCGCGCTGGAGAACTCCGGCGGAATTGAGAACCATGATCCATTTCTTTAGGTCGTCCAGCCTCCACCAGCGAGACTCTTCACCCCACGCCTCGAAGCTGGGGAGAAGGAAGGCCATGATCCTCTCGACCATCGACACGCCGTTTCTTTTTCCTAATGGGTTCCAGTCTCCTCGACTCTTGCGGTACGGATTGTGAAATGGGATAGCAGCTTCTTTGAGAATCTTCTTCAGAGGGTCTAGCATGTATGAACACGTAGCGAGGATCATCACAGTCTTACCCCCCTGTATATACCGTTCTATTTCACGGATATACAATTCAGGATTCTTCCATTTCGCGTCAAACAAAGTCACGAAACCTTCGGAATCTTTGGGCCTGTATTGCTTCGGGTATCTGACAGCGACTTTGCGAATCCACGAGTCCGCGTACTCCTGAATCGTTCTGGGGAGTCTCCATGACTGGTTCAACACCCTGACGTATTCTTGTGGAAGCTCGGGTTCAAGGAACGCCTCGGGTGAAGCGCCCGCGAAAGAGTATATGCACTGATCGTCGTCTCCGGCCAAGATAGCAAAATCCATGTGGGACACCCACTGCCTCACGAGCTTCAATTGTACGGGCGTGAAGTCCTGGACCTCGTCGAAGAAACCTACCGCGGGAGATTGAGGAGCCACAGGTACGGACCTGATAGCTTCCTCGATCAGGTCCGTGAAATCCATGTACCCGTTTTCTTCTTTCCAGCCCTCCCACACTCGCGAGAAGTCGAGAAGAGTCTCGGGCCAGACGCTTTTCGGTATCATTCGCGCGCGCTTGATCTGCATCTGTGCGAAAATCTCATCGCCCTGCGTCTTCGATTTCGCGGCCTCTATATCCTCCATCGCCGTCCCTCTCTGGCTGATCTTGTACCCCGGATGCTCCGTGTTGAAATCCTCCGTGAAAAGTTCCGCTATTTTCGGTCGGCCCAGCGCCCGATAACATAGAGCGTGGAGAGTCCCGATACTCTCGCGCGATACCGGCAGTTTTCTTTGAACCAACTCCACGGCAGCGGCTCTTGTGAAAGAAGAAACTATCACCGAGCCGTTATATTCACCGGCAGCTTTCTCAATTTGACGACTCAGATACGTGGTCTTTCCCGTCCCGGGAGGACCGAAAACTCTGTATTCCTGGCCCACAGTACATCACCTCCTTTTCTTAAAACTACATTGCATCAGCCGCGAATCAGTAACATTTGTCACGGGGTAGTAAAATCAGTTACATCAAATCGGCGTTTTATGGTCGGTTATATGACACGTTGGTAAGTAATAGATACTAATTTTCTTTGTTTTATTGTGTGCGAGTGGCTTTTAATCAATAACAGCTCCATTATTTCAGTCGAACCGTCAGAATAACCATTCCTAACCATTCCTAACCATTCCCCTAATCTGTGTTTGGCTATTGATGGGGGTTACTAACTATACTAACGATCTGGAACTAAATCATGAGTAAAATAAAAATCAATGAAAAAAATCCCTATATATAGGGGTTGTTATTAAACTTCAGAAGGCTCGATTTTTTTCTTGAACAGAGAGCGTGAAGTCTTCTTTTCATCGACCTTTACGTTGATTACACAGTTGCTCCACCCCGCTATTCTCAACAACTTACCCACCTGCTTGGTCGTTAGTACGTCACCGCTGGTTACGCGGATGAATTTTCGCATCTCCGACAGTGAAATGTACGTGTAGCCCTCTAGGGAAAAGGGAAAGCCCTCTTCCTGGATCTTCTCTCCGTACTCTTCCACCGACTGCAACGAAACTAAGTTCGTGTTCCTGTGCAGGTATTTTCTTAGTAGGCTGTTTATGAATCCTGCCTCTGTGGACTCCTCACCGACCTCGATCTCTTCGCAGGCGTTTAGGATCAATTGTGCTATGTCCGACCATTCTTCCTTCTTGAACGGTCGAATCACGACCCCGGTAGCGTCGGCGATCTTGATTCTGAATTTCGTTTGCGAGATGATGTCTCCGGCCGATTCGATGCTGATATTCGTGGCCAGAGTCTGAAGCCGGTACGACGGAGGCTCGGAGAGGAACTTCTGGAGCTTCTCGATTCTTACGCCGAGAATCTTTTCCAGCTCTTTGAGTATCTCTTCACGCTCAAGGCTCGCGCCGTTGTTCTCCGCTTCGATCAATGTGACTTTGGCGTTCGCGAGCGCTACCTTTATTTCCGTGGCTCTTTTGCTGTGCGTTTCCAGAGCCTCGTTGATTTTTTCCTGGTACTTCCTTTCCAGCTTCAACTTTTCAAGCGTCCTGAGATAGTAGTCCTTTCGCAACTTCAGATCTGCCTTGTGTTTCCTTCTGTGGGCGATGAGAAGATCCACGATCTCCTGGTCCGTCCAGTCGGCCTGAAACGCGATCGAAGCAAGACTAAAATCGTAAGAACTGGGTGACTGGTCTGAGAGATCCTTCCTGTCGTGGTTCCACGATTTCTTGAATTTCGGCTCGGCGCTCATCAGGGCCTCCCACTTCTCCGTGGGCGGCGCGGCGTCGGGCCGCAGTGCGATCCTCCCGATCTCCGTCTCGACTCTTTCCTTCTTCTCGACCACGATCGCGGGGACCAGATCTTCCGGTTCGTACCTCGTAGTCCATTCTTGCTCGATCAGCTCCACGTCTCGAACGTCTTTCGGATCTTTGAGATTCTTCGTCCCGGGGATTCTCAGAATCCTCGACAGGTCGAATGTCGCGTCGATCACCCAGCCCCGGGCGGTCGCCCTTTCCAACAGCCTGTGGTGCCAGGCTTGACACATCGCCTGAGCCTTGAATCTTTCGTCTTCGTTCTCGAAGATCCACGGTTCTCTGAACAACCACCACGCCTGTATGCCATGCCCCGAATGGATTACGCACGTGGGCGGTTCGGGGAAAAGACTCTTTGCCTCTTCGAGCGAGGCAGGGAGGTTCTCCTTCTTGTGAACCTCGTCGAGAATGTCAATGTCGGCCCAAAATCCAGCGATCCCCGATACCTCGTTCGCGGGGCAGCGGTTCTTCGATCCGTAGTCTTTCGGGCTCAAACCCACGCCGATGTACAGGTCCGACAGATCCCTGTTCTTCTGGGCGAAGCTCTCGATCTTTCCTATATCCTGAAACCAGTTCGATTTCTTTCCTCTTTTCTGCCAGACCAGCACGAACAAATTCTCCGGCTTGAAGCCCCAAAGTTCTTGCAGAAACTCGGTCATAGAATCACTCCTTCAAAGATGGGGCGTGCTTCATTGCACGCCCCTTTCATCCCCTCCCCTTCGATTCAGTTGTCCCAGTCCGGGGCTTCGCCGTTCTCTATTGCCACGGTCTCGAGCATCGGTCTGATTGATTCCGTGAAAGCATCGATCTTCGTGCAGACTGCCGGTTCAAGCTGTTTCACTAGCGCGAATGCCGCTTTGGAGTAGGTGATCCCCTCGCCACTCTTGGCCTTCTCCAGGGTGATTCTGGTCACTGCGTGAGTGTACTTTATACCCTTGCTGGCCAGTCTCATGAAATACTGCTTCGCGGGCTTGATGCTTGTGGGTGGCAGCGTGAGAACCAGCGGCAGGATGTCGTTTTCGCGGACGATGAAGAGCTGTCTCATCTGCTTGCACGCCTGACCCTTACCGTTGTCTGCCGAACCGAACTGAGCGAGCGGACACTTCGAGCAGTAACCTCCGGGGTTCCCCTGACCGACTTCGCCATCCACCGAGCTGCACTGTGGCGGGTTGTTCTCGCCGTTGAACTTCTCGGGCCAGTAGGCCCTAGCGGTCTTCCAGAAAATGATGATGCCCTCGATCTCCTTCACGCTCTCCTCTCCCTCGAGCGTGGGGACTTCGAACGCGGTAGCTCCGCCCGCCGGGATCTTCACGCGGTCAAGATCGTATGCCGAAACGCCTTCACTGCCGAGGTTTTCCTGGACTATTTCGACGATGTCCGAATCTCCCTGCAACACAAGATACTTGCTTTCCACAACTTCAATAGCGGTAGTTGTTTCTTTCTTCATTGCATTCCCTCCCTATGCCTTTACAACCCGTAGGCTGGTTTTCTCGGATACTTTCAACACTTCTAGCAATTCCTGTGAAATAGCTTCCTTCAATACTTCTTCGAGGCTCTTCGAATCGGCGTCTTCATAGAGCCTGACCTGCTCGCGCACGTAGGCTGAGAGGCTTTGACTGTTCACGGTCTCGCTCACGAGGTCTGCCAGCCCGTTGGCTTTCAGGATCTCCATTGCCCGGGGATTGCTCTTGTCGACCGAGGCCCAGATCTGGCTGTGGACATAAGGCTTCCAGTCTCCGACCTTCATGTTCTGAATCCCCGCCTTCTCAAATTGCTCGAGCACGAACGGCTCGAGTTCGCTCAGCTTTTCCTTGACACTCGCGAGCTCGGCTTCGAGCTTCGTCTTTTTCGCGTGCAGGTTCACATACTGCTTGACTTTCGTCATATTCATGTCTATTCCTCCTTCAATTCAGATTCATGATTCTATAAAGTAACTTTCTCTGTGAAACGATATAGATAGGGAAATACGGCGAATCTCTGAATGGGCTACCTGTGTATACCTGAAGAATAAAGTTCATTTTCGGTTTCCTCCAGTTCGTGCTCGAAAGCGAAATCCCCGGTATCGAGTATGTAAACCCATCCCGGTTCCACATCTTCGATTCTGACCAACCGACCGTTCAGCTTCAGTATTTTCCCGATTTCAAATCTGGGTGCTTCCATCTCACACCACCCTGTCGAGAATGCTTCGCACAACATCTCTCTTCTTTTTCAATGCTCCGTACACCTTCTCGTCTATCGTGTCTTTCATAAGCAGATGGATATAGACGACCTCTCTTTCCTGCCCCGGTCTGTGGACTCTCGCCCTCGATTGCTCATAATCTCCGAGACTGAATCCGAGCGAGTAGTAAATGCAGTACCTCGCGCGGACCAGCGAGATGCCCAGGCCACCGGACTGGATCTGAACCACGATCGAGTTGAACTTTCCGTCCTGCCAGTCCTTCAGTTCATTTGCCGAACCCGACAGCTCCGCACAGGACCGCCCGGCCTTCTCGAAAGTCTTCTTGATCGTCCTGATATCGTGCCGAAATCTGGCGAACACCGCGACTGGTTCTTCAATCTCAATGTCTTCGATAATGTCTGCCAGAAGCTCGGCCTTGCTCGTGTCGATCTCGACTTCGTCCCTCTCGTCTGTGGTGACGTACCCCGAAGTGACTTGCTGGAGTCTGAGAAGTCTGGTAAGCGCATTCGCGGCTGTTACTTCGCCCTTCTCCACATCAGTCCAGAAAATTTCTTCCAATTCCCGGTAAGTTTTCATTGCTTTGGGCGTAAGCTCGGCCTTCCTGTAAACGTCCATGTACTCCGGGAGTTGGATCACCGATTTGTCAGCCTTGTACGCGATGGAGAAGAACTTCCTGTTCATCTCCTCCTCGTTCTGCCAGCCTATGACCTCGTGGCCCTGAAAGCCTCCCGTGATCGCGTACCGGTTCTTGAACGCCACGAACGAAGTGCCGAATATCCCGGTGTCGAGGAAGCGATACTGAGAATAGATATCCATCGGACTGTGGGGCATGGGCGTTCCGGTCAAGGCCAGCCTGTACTTTGCAGTGCGACCGAGCCTGGCCGCGAACTTCCCGACCTGAGATCCGGGGGTCTTAATTCTGTGCGACTCGTCGAGAATCACGAGGTCGAATTCCTGTTTCATTGTCCATTCACCGAACGGCTTTCGCCAGAGAGAATCGTAGTTTATGATCACTACCGCTTGCTGGCCCTTGATTCTTGCCAGCTCGAGAAACTCTCCGGCCTTGATCGTCTTCTTCTCGACCGTGCCTTTCTCGCTCGTCAGGTCCAGGCATACAATGACTCTCGTCTGTGGGCTGTGGATCTTGAACTGGTCGGGCCAGACTGCCCCGACCGACTTCGGGCATACTATGAGCGTCTTCTTATGGTTCCGGTTGACCACCAGGTCCACGGCTACTTTCGACTTTCCAGTGCCCATGCTCATAGCAAGCATCGCCGCTCTGAGATCCTTTGCAAACCAGAACGCCTGTTTCTGGTGCCGCCATGCCTTCGTGAACGACACCGGCACATCGGGCAGGTCGTTCGCGTCTTTGAACGACTGGTTCCTGACTACCGCGTCGGCTGCCTTGAGGAGGTTCATAAAGTCGAGGTCGTATGAAAGGTCTTCCTTGAACTGTTCGTGGATTCTCTTCGCTGTGGCGGGCGTAGCCGGGTAGATCCACCTCTTCGCCTTTCCGCTCCAGTACCCGCCGGGTATCTGCTTGCACTTCTGATACTCGCTGATGCTGGACTTGAGGCCGATCTTTCCGTTCTTGACTATCGCGTTGCTCATGTAGATCACCTCGTGTTATACTTCTTGTGAATATTCAGGTTTCGAGCCGCTCGGCAAAGCGGCTTTTTTCATACGTACTGGCGGGCCAGTTCTCCGAACTCCCGCTCCAGGTCTTCCAGTTCCGCGCCCTTCTCGGCTATGAGATCCTGATAAACCATCTTCTCCACAGGATCTTTCACGGCTTCCTGTCTCTCGATCAGGTCCTTGATTTCGTTCTTGAGCTCCTCGATTCTTCCGCTCATACCGCAACTCTCGAAGGCTTTCCGCTAACCTTGTAACGAACGCCGTTTATGTACCACTGGACGTCGAGCTGTTCGGCGATCGCGTCCTCCCAGACCTTCATTGCCTGCTGGGTGCTAGAGCCTTCGTACAGCGGGTACTCGTTACTTATGATCTCGTGGTACGGTCTCTCTCTTCTGGTCATCTTTTTCTTCCTCCCTCAGTAAGTTTTTTGGCCGCTTTCGCGACCTTCACGATGCGTCTGATCGTCTTAATTTTCCTCAAAAAGACGGCGGAGGCTACATGCCTCTACGCCGTCGTGTTTCGTCCACTGCTTATGAACTGTGATATGCGCCCGGAAACCCATCTGAAACCGGACGCTGCCAGCGGCATAGCCGCAAGTGGAGCCTCCTTTCATGATTTTTGGAACTGATTGTTTCCGACTGCCAGCCGCGATGACTGGCAGTGAGAAAGAATCAGTCTTCTGCTTGCTGGACGAGTTCTTCTACTTCTGCTACCCGGCACAGCTTTTCTGTTGCTGCCTCGATGAGCATTTCGGCTTGCCGCTTGTGGTATGCAATGGCAAGGTCGAACGCCTCAGCTTCAGAAACCAATTGCTCTTCACGGTAATAATCTCCGTTGTCTGTTTGGTAGCGCCTTCTCCCTTTCTTGATTTCGATTTGCTCCACCGCCATTCTGTCAATCTTGCCGAACTCCGCATTAAGAGTCGGGCATACAATGTCACCAATTCCGAACTTCACTTCAATACTTTTCATCTTTCCCCTCCTTTCTATCTCGCTTTCTCACTTCAAAAATTGAGCGCCGGACACATTCCAGCGCCCGAACATAGGTTTAGGAGGTCCTCCTTTCTTGAGTTTTTGGTGCTATCTTTCGAAACTCGTTTCAAAAACCGCCGACAGGGTCTCAAGCTGCCGACGGAAAGGGGGTTGGTACTCAACACAAGGAGGTGTTTCGCAGGTCGGGTTATCTTTTCATTACGGTTTCAAGATTATCGACGATGCCCTGAAGGCGTTCGGGCCTGAAGAGCCGGGCTTTGCCGTATCGTGCGTCGGGCTTAATCTTGTACTGGTTTATCAAGCCGTTCAACACACATGGGTCAATCCCGTTCTTTTTCGCAAACGCCCTGGCGCTGACTAACACGGTGCTTTCCACGTTTATCACTCCTTTCGATTGATATAAAAAAAGGCGCTCAATCAAGCGCCCCACAATAAAAAAAGCGGGATACCCTTGATTCAGCGTCCTTTTGGTACTTATAGTCACACATCAGTCGCTAGGGAACCTCGTCCTCGCTCGTCCTTTTGGATGCGCCCGAACCTGATATGTGTATGTCAAAGATCGTTACAAGTCAATTCTAGTCAGTTGCGTCAAGTAATGCAAAGTTAATTGCAGACAACTATGCACAAATAGGCGCGATTATACACTTCTTTCTATATGTTTCGCCTGATTGCGCCTAGTTTCGTATAGTTGCGCATAGATTTCTAACAATTTGGCACAACTTGGCAAAAAGTGACTATTTTCGACTATGATTTAAGAACCGGGGTTTTGAGACTGGCAGCCCCACGGGACGGCCAGTCGAAAGCTGTACCGACTCCCAAAATCCGGTGACCTCGCAAAACGCCCCAGGTTGAAAGATCTCCGGCGCATGGTACAAATACATACCCGCACACAGAAAAATGCAACCTGAGCGATCCTGGGGGGTGATCTTCTTACTTCTATCGAAGCCAGAGATGCTGCTATAATCTTTCTATGGCCAAGAAAAAACGAGAAACGCAAGAATATGGAACCTGTATGGACTGTGGAAAAAATCTCCACGTCTCCGAAATGCCGAAACAATTTCGCATCTGGATATGCAAGGACTGCCGGGCCGAGCGCAACCGAGTCAGCGCGCGCAAATGGCGTGCAAAGCATAGAAAAAAACGCGAAGTACCTGACTATGGGGCCTGTGTAGATTGCGGAAAAATTCTCCACGTCTCTGAAATGTCAAAATATTTTCGTATCTGGCTGTGCGAAGATTGCAGAGCTGAGCGAAAACGTGCGAGTGGGCGGAGATGGTATGCAGAGCATAGAGAACAAGAACAGGCGAGAACCAGAAAGCGCGACAGAAAATTGAGAGCTGAGAATCCTGAACTCTACAACGCGATACATGGGTACTTCGCCGTTCGCTGGGCGCAAAAGAAAAAAGCCGAAAACCCGGAAGCGTTTCTCGAAGCGCGTCGGCAGTATATGAGAGAATATTATCGGGAGAACAAAGAGAAATTCCGGGAGTATCAGAAACAATTCAAAGAAAAGAACCCTGGCTATCACAAAAAATACTACCAGGAAAAAATAAAAGGGCGACCGAAGCCGCCCGATGATTCTGAAACTGATTAAGCGTCGTACTCTTCGCCAAACTCCGAGAAAAGCCACAGGATGACTGCCCAGCGATCGAAACTGTTTTCGTCACCGTAGGTTTCTACCATTTTCTCCACTTCTTCCCTGTTCAGATCGCCGTTTTCGGCGAGCCACTCGTCAGGGATCAGCTTTCTAGCAGCATCCCACAAGTTGTCTCTGTCAAGTGCCGCCACGATAGCGGGTTCAAGATCGCAGTTGTCCCAGTTCTCTCTTTCTTTTCTAACAATGGAAATCAGTTCTCTCTTTGTCATTTCTACTCCCCCTTTGTTTTCTGTGGAGCCTCCCTTCGGGGAGGCTAGCAATTTGAGCTGTTGCTATTCCACAAAGAACAGTCTGAACTCTCTGTTATTAATGCTGATTTCGTGAATAACTTCAAGAACGAACGAACCCTTCGCTGGGAACTCTTCCTTTTCCCAAAGCTTGGCAATGCCTCTTTTGGTTATTTCCTGAAACAAAGAATACCTTTCCGGAGCGTTTGGAGCCTCCTTAAATCTTCCCTGAAACCACGGCTCAACCTTCAGATTTTCAATGACTTCGATTTCGCCTTCGTAGATAACTTTGTCTAACAGTTCCTCCTTTGCTCTCTCGTTGAATCTCATCTTCCATACCTCCGCCAGTATTATCTCTTCCAGATGCTCTTTCATCGTTCTTTCGTTCTTTGCCAACCATACCTTGTATTCTTTCGCTAGTTCATCCGAAGTTCTGAAAAGGAGCTGGGCCATTTTCAGGCCCTCTCCATAATCTCTGCAATAACCGTTCCAATGTTTTCGCCGTTGTTGGTTCTCTTGTTAATTTCGTCGGCTATGGACTTGTCGTTGCTGTTCTTGAGAAAATCGATTTTCTCTCTGTCGAGAAACATGATGCTTCCTTTGTTTTCAATCCAGTCATAGACACTCTCTTCAACTTCTTCAACCTTTGGGTTATATTCGTAGTGGACTCCGTAATCTCCAACGTGTTCGCCAGCCTTCAGAATTTCTTCTACATCTCTTCTCTCTTTCATCTCTACCCCTCCTCTTTGTGCTTCCTTAACTAAAGTATATCATGATATAATGCTATCTACAATAAAAGTAGAGTAAAGTATAAGTAACGAATCTATACATATGATAAGCAACAAGAAAAGCCCCCCAGCTTTCGCCAGGGGGCGCGGTGCCAGAACACGGGAGGGGTAACTACTTTGTGAATATGGCTTTGGCTATCTCGGCTTCGGGAGCATCAACTGGAAGAGCTGCGGCTTTCTCGTCGTTCTCGAAGATCTCGTCGACGAACCTGTCGATCGCGATGTTCACCGCTATGATAATGATTCTCTCAAGCAGATATTCGAGAAAGTCGATCTTGAAGTCGATCGCCTTTTCGACCAGCTCTTCTATCTTCTTTTTCACTATCTCCTTTATTTCCGTGATGTCCAGGCCCGAATCTTTCAGAAACTTGGCACCCTGTTTCAGGATATTTAGAATCTTTTCAAACACGTCTATTCCTCCTTTATCAGCCACTCAACGGCTTTTGGATTTTGTTTGATGAAGTTGTAGAAAGCATTCGCGATTTTGTTGACGGCACCCTCATTCTCGGTATCCTCGAAACCGAGTCCAAACGAGTCGCCCATCGCGTGGACCAGCTCGTGCAAGAAGGTGCTCTTCAACACCTGCGGTGTGAGCGTTTTGTCGATGTACATGACCAGGTTTCTTCTGTCCGTGAATCCCAGAACGTTCTGGGGTTCGTTGTCGAATTCTTCGGCGCACTCCTGCGTGATTTCGTTGAACATGACTCCCCACTCGAAAGCTCCGAGCTTAATCGTTTTGGGTGCTGGCATCATCCACCTCCCATTCGGGGAATGTATCAAAAATGCGTACAAGTTTTTTAGCGTAGTCTGGATCTGTGGCATAGCCTGCTTTCTGGAGTTCTTCGAAGTACGTTGTGGGTTCATGTCTGAATTTCCAGGCTGTACTATATCTTGGTTCTGTACGTATTTTTACTACATACGCAACCATGCACTGGATAGGAGAGTCGAACGTTTCAAAGCTGTGTGTCTCAGTTTTCCATACAGTATCAAATTCAGTCGTTTCTTTTTCCACACTCCCGGGAATCCAGGGAACGTCCTTGATACCGAACAGATTGTTCCCGACCATATGCCTCCCCCAGCCTGTCTCGAGCGCGGCCTGCACGAGAAGAATGATCGGAGGAAAGTCACAGGCCAGCCCGACGAGAATAGCGTCGCTGCGGTACTTCTCGATGAAGTCGAGTTTTATGCCCATTGGAGTATCAACCTCCATTGTTGAAACTTGAGCTGCTAGGAAAGTTATGAGCAGAACTACGAAAAAACTTCATTTGAACAACCCGCTTAACCATTTTGCAACGAGCTCAAATCCGAAAGTGGAGCTGACTACGGCAAAGATTATTTTCATCAGCAGTCTACCGTTTCTCGCATCTATGGCCTTTTCTACCTTTTCTTCAACTAGGCCGTTATGCAAGTCATCCGAGAGTTTGTCTATCTTATTGCCGAGCTTGTCTACATCCTTTTGAACATCATCCATTTTTGTCAACAGAACAGTTGTATCGGTTTTCATTCGCTCAATATCGTGTGCATATTTGCATTCATCGGCCATGTCTATCACCAGTCCCGTTCAAGTGGTTTATAACTGAGAAACTCTGCTATGATATGTGTGCGGTTTTCTTTTCGCTGAGCCTCCACAATCCAGCCTCCAATAGCTGGGTGGAGGTTCTTTCGTATCAAGTACGGCGACTGCGCCTCGAAGCAACCTGGCTGGAAACACTCGACACCGCGGATGGTCACGTATTCCTTTTGGTGGAAGTGGCCCATCACCACGAAGTCGGGGAGGTTCTCGGCTGTGAAAGACTCCACGAGTTTCTGAAGTTTGTAACTGATCGCGTATGCTTGCCCACCGTCTGGATGGTGCAGCGAGAACCTGAAGCCGTTCCATTCGACGAATGCCTGGTACTCACCCACGATCTTGATATCGGGGCGGACCATCGCGGCCATTTCGAGTATCGAATCTCCCGCGAGCGCGGACCAGGCAAAGTCGTGGTTTCCCACTATCCCGATTGTCTCGATCCCCTCGTCCGGGTATTCCTGGATCAAATACTCTTTCTGCTCTCTCATGCTGTGCAAGAAAAGCTCGTATTCCTGCCCACGATAGATGTTTTTCCCGGCCACCCAGTCGCCCGAGTGGAAAGCCTTCGTGATGCCGCGCGCCTTCAGTTCACGATAGAAGTCCCTGAGCGCGGATATCTGTTGTTTCTTCGAACCGAGATGCGTGTCCGACACCAGCCCGAACCGGCACCAGCCGTCGTCCTCGGATTTCAAGGTCGTCGTCTTTCCGCCTTTCGGGGCCATGAATTCCACAGTCTCGCCTTTCAGCTCCAGCCGCTTCCCCTCGGCGATGAGAGACTGCACGCCCTCTTTCGTGCGACGGGGAGAAGTGTCCAGCTCGTCGGCCAGCTCGGTCAGCGTGGCTACCCGGCGTTGCTTGAGTATGTCGATGATCTTCGAGGCTGGTTCTTCCGTGGGTTTTGAGGCTGGTTTTTCTTTGTGTTTCGGTTTGATACGCGTCTTCCCCGTCAGGGCATAGGTCCTGAGCCGTATGCTCTCCGAGGTCCTGGGCTGGCAAAGTTCGTCTTTCTGGAACTCGGCCGCGATCTCCGGGTACGTGAGCCCGCGGTTTCGCAGTTCGACAGCTTTCTTTTCTTCGTATTCCGTCCACGATTGATTGTTCATATCAACCTCCCTAGAAGCGCACGAGCAACAGCATAGCAAACCCTAGAGCCGCGCCGATGAGTGTCGCCACGAAGTCTAACAGCTCAGGCGTCCCTTTCTTGAGCCACCAGTCCCAGACAACCTCTTTCGTGGCCCCGGCTAGAACAGCTATCGCGAACCCAAGCCATGCGTTGCGCATTATGAATCCAAATATGAGCGCGAAGAAGAATCCGAATCCTGCATGCACTACTTTGTCCACGGTCTCACCTCCATCATTCCTTTCAAGTTCCAGCCGAACACCTTGAACTCCAATCCATCACCTTCCGCCCTGTATGCGTCAAGCTCGAACCAGTTGCCGTCGTAGCCGTGCAACGCGTCTTCGAGACAGTAAGCTATGTTGAAAACAAGCGGAGAGAGAATCGCTTTCTGCATATAGTGTTGATATTCGTGTCTGAGTACCCTGCTCGTCGTGGGAGGGTCGGTAGGGTTGATATAGATGATAGGCAACGCCCAGTGAAGACAACCGGCGGCACCGTTATGGGCGAACTCTTTCTCAATCACGACTGGTGGAGCGTTCAACATATAGAGTTGGAGCCCGGAGTTGCCGATTATGATAATTGCCAGCAAGGAAAGAAAGACTGTTAAAATAGGGTTGTGGTACAAGCTCTCCATGATGTACCTCCAAAGAGAAGAGGCCGCCCCGGCAGGTGGCCTCTTCGTATATCTACTTTTGCTCTAGCTCTTTGATTCTCGCTTCCAGTTCCTTGATCCTCTGGTCTTTCGCCTGGTTCTCCGTGACCGCTTTTGCAATCATTCTGTCCAGAGTCTCAAGGCCAAGATTCATTGTTCCCACTAGAGCCATCTTAAAGTTCTCATAGTTTCTCTTCAGGTCGTTCAAACTATTCCCTCCTATGTCAAAGTCATTTCACATTTCAGAACATCTCCATTCACATCTCGAATATAGAGATAGTATTTGCTATCCCCCGAATTTCTCCATATCCAGATGTTCGATGCCGGGCAATCTTCAGCGTCCGTCCAAGTGCTGAAAGACGGGAGTTTAGCCGTGGGCGAACCGCTCGTCCCATACCAGTACGGGATAACCTGCTCCAATGCCGAGTCGGTATAGAACCAGCCTTTAGAAGAGGCCTCGGCCTCACGGATGAACGAGAGAATCCCTCCGGCAAGATTGGCCCCCGAATTGTTGTATGCGTAGAAACCTAGCTGGACGTGCGCACCACTGGAAAGATTCGAGCCGGTCTTAGCATAGATGTTAAATCTCGCCATATTCGAGTAGTTGTCGAAACGATTCTGAAGTTCCAGATACGAATGGTACTCGTCGTCGGTAGTGTTCAGGGCGTACCCGACAGCCAACACCTGACGGTCAGGGTCGCTCCCCCACCCTGTCAGGGCTTTGAACTGAAGATAGTACCTCGTCAGGTTTCCTGCCACTTCCGTCGTGGTGTCCCCCAGGGAGATGTTCGAGTCCTCGAACTCTATAACGTTGTCTCCTGCGCCAATAACTAAATCGCCTTTGATTTTGACCTCATCGGCAGAGAGCCTGACGTAGTTCGTGCCGTCTGTTACGTAGATTCCGTCGAACGTATCGCCGACAGGGCCAACGTCAGCTCCTATCTGTATCTGAGAACCGACCTTTATCTGACGACCGACCGAAAGATCCAGAGCCACATTGATGTGGTTTGCCGTGATTGAGTTTACGGCTATGTCATCGCCCGTGGCTTGAGTCGCATAGACAGCGTTTGCAGTTGACATTTCCCTGCGATCAGAAGCATTATTCGCATAATCGGTCGCCCTGACGGCGTAGATATATTTTCGCCATTGCGGATAGTTCGGGTCGTCCGAGTCTGTTATATGATACTCGACGTCTTTGTCTACGAAGTCAGTGCCTTTCACGGCGGCAAGGAACGTCCAATTTGCACTGAAAGCGCCGCCGTCCGAGGTCTGAACCTTTCGATAAAGATAGTATTGCTCCACGTCCGAGTCATACACCTGCGACCAATCGACGTGAATCAAACCGACTCCACCGACCGCCGAGATGCTCCCGGGGATTGCCGGTGCCGTGGTGTCGTAGAGAATAGTCTCGCTGTCAGAAGTCGACCAGTCGGAACGAAGATTCTCGATATCCACAGCCCTGACCTGAACGTAAACAGTGTATGAAGTCCCCGACACCCACTGATTTGTGACCTCGATCACCAGCTCGTTGTTGTTCACGAACCCGGCGTTGTACCAAGTTGCACCATTGTCGTAGTTCCATTGCACCTCGTACCCGATCAGGTCCTCCTCGGTGTTCGCGTCCCACGTGGCCTTGACATAGCTTCTATTCTTGACCGCGAAGGCCGTGAGAGCGAGCCCCGTAGGAGTTGCCGGAGCCGAACCGTCACCGAACTGTGGTTCGTAGGGTATATTCGTTCCCGGACCGGTGATCGAACCTGGAGGCGCCGTGTACTCGAACCCGGAGGCTCTGTCGCTCCTGAGCGTGACCGTCAGATCCCTGTTGCGGTAGTCTATGTCTATCGCCCTGACCCACGCTCTGTGTGAAAGACCCGTCGAAGCATCGACGATGTTAACCTTGTCTCCGACGCTCCAGCTCAAGCCAAGTGAGAAGTCCGCGAGCGGCACGACTGCTTCGAACTTGTCGTTGCCGTTTTCGTACAACCACTTCGCCAGAGACGAAGCCCAGACCTTCGAGGAGATCAGATCGTTCGAGACCTCCCTCTCCGTGTTGAAACTACCCGCGTCGTGAATCACTTCCAGATAGTTCTCCACGACCGGCTTCCCCTCGATAACCAGCTTCGTGACGTTCTTGTCAACGCCCGAGCTGTTGTCTATCTGGAGATACATGAAGTCCGGGTACTTCAGAACGCCGGAGTCGAAGTTCGCGTCGTACACGGTCTGATTGAGTGTCAGCCCGGAGTCGAATTCTTTGGCCGCGTCAACGGTTGCGTAGTCATCTATCTCAATGGCCGGAGAGTCGAACTTCGCGCGCCACTGGTCGTCGGTGATAGCGTTGCCGTTCTCGTCCTTGCCGGTCGGCAGTCCGTCACTTGTGACCACGCCGGACCAGGTGAAGACGGGCTCTTTCTCGGTCTTGACACTGCGGTTCTTCGATTTGACAATGACTCGATCGCCCTCGCTCGGCAACCATTGAAGAGAGTCTATGTCTTTCAGTTTCGAGACTGTGATCGTGCCGACTGTGGACGTTGACCAGGTGGCCGCGAATCCTGCCCGAAATTGGAGGACCCCCGACTCGTCGAACCACATAGACCCGCCGCACGAATCGACGATCTCCTGAAGCCTATCCGTGAGTTTGTCTTTGACCGAATACAACGCGTACCCCACGACCGCCTGAGTCGTGCCGCCGGAGGTCGCAACGAGTATGCTGTCGAGGCTATGACTGCCCGAACCTATGCCTCCGCAAGTCTCCACGAGCCACGTCAGAATGTCGTCCGCGGTCGATCCGATGAACATCTTGTCGTCGCACTTGAGCTTCTGAAGCTGCTTCATCTTGTCGAACGCTTTGATTGTGACTGTTCGACCATTTCTCGTGAGAGTCGGCTTTTCTGCGTAGCCTGTAAACTGTTTCGTTGAATCTACCCACACTTCCACGAGCTGGCCTTCAATGTCGAGGTTCGAGATGGTATAGGCAAGATTCGTGTTGTCTATATCGAAGCTGCACTCGTTCGGAGAGATCCGACCGTGAAGGACGTCGTTCTTATGAACAACCGGCCCGGAGACTATCCGGGCCGATATGTCCACACTATTGAGGTTGACCTGAAAACTCATGTGGCCACCTCCAGGAACTCAAGCGTTTCTTCGTACATTGCCACGCCTTTGATCCACTTTTCTTTGTACTCGTAGTTCCCGATCAGTTTCACATTCACGGCAGACTCCGAGTCTATCTTCAAAGTCGCCGCGGTCTGCCTGTATGATTCCAGCGTGGTTCTGTCCGACTCGGTGAAGAAGAGAGGTATTTTGTATCTCTTCACCGTGCCGTCACAATAGTGATATGCCGAACCGTCGGGCGCAATGTTTATGACCTCCACCGGCTCGATCACTCTGGTTCTGTATGGGTGCTTGTATTTCTTCGGGTACACCGTGAAACTGAGAGATCCTATGTCAACTGTCATACTATCACCCTACCTGCAACTGAACGCCGCGATCGCGAAGGTTCTTGTAGATGAGATCTGCGAACCGTCGGGCGCTTTCGTCGTCTTCTGTGAGAATGTCGTTTCCCCTGAACTCGAAGTGGTAGTTGTTCGTGATGTGCTGGGAACTCCCTGCCTGGAAGACCTGCCCTGTCGTGGACTGTGGAAGCTCGATATCTTCCATCCTCTCCGGGATGGTGCGCTTCATGCTCTGCCTCTGATCCTCTGTTAGGAGAGGACTGAACAGACCACCTATGAACGGCAGAGTGCTTAACCAGGTGAAAATTCCATCGACGAACAGGACTATCTGGTCCGCGATATACGAGATCGTAGCACCGAGCCAGCCTAGAGCCTTGAAGAACGGTTGGAGAACCAGGAGGCCCTGACCGAAGAGATTGAACGTCAGGGCGAAGACTCTGCCTATGCTGACCAGCGCGTCGCCGAGAGGTTTCAAGAGGTTGATGATCGGACCTAGTATCTCCATCACACCTGTGAGAATCGTTGAGATCGGATTCAGGAGCATGTTGATAGCTTCGAGGTTCACGACCTGATTCAACAGACTCATGGCAAACATTTCACCCGCTGTGGCTAAATTGCCCACAACATCTGTGAGTCCTTCCATGCCCGGCCTCAGTTTTGCAAATACAGAGACCAGCTCGCCGGTGTTCTCGTCAACCTTGAATATCTCGGATGAGTCACCGACTATCGAGCTGCGTTCAATCTTCTTCTTGAGGTCTCCGAGAGAGTCAGAGAAACTGTCTGTCAAATTCTTGAGATATGTCATTCTTTCCGTGTACTCTCCGAGCTGGATGGTTCCTTCCATGAACTGTTTTTCAAGATCGTTCATCGCAGTATCAAGGAACGCAAGCTGTCTATTGACGTTCTCTATCTTGCCTTCACTGAGAACCTCAGAGATTTGATTGATTTTGCGATATCCCCTGAACATGGCGGTCATGAAGTCTTCTACTGTATCACCTGTATCGCTCGTAGAAAGAGTCAGACCGTCAAGCTCACTTTGCAGTTTGTTCAGATTGTCTAGCGGCGCGTCGATGTCAAGACCTATTGTTCTGAGCAAGTCTCCGAGTACGTTCTTAATCATCCCGAAGTCTTTCTTTGCGGTCTCGGCATAGTCTCCGACCACACTCATAAGGGTGTTTAGAATTGTATCCCACCATGTGAGCGGACCACCACCAATACTGCCAACGTCTATCTTCGTTGCCGTGCCTGTGGCAAACCGAGCTATTCCACCGTCTGCAAAGCCTTGAGCATTGATTGCTTTCAAGAACGGTAGCCACTTTTCGGTTGACTTCGCATTGACTACGAACTCACCGTTCGAGAGTAGGGCGGGTATTCTATCCTCTTTAGGACCGCCCGGGCCTGAGATGTAACCGCCTTCTGCTTTCCCAGGTATCGGCACAACTATCTGTCTCATGTTCTCGATCATTTGAGCCGTTGCTGCAAGATCATCTGCTGCATCGAGTATCGCATTTGATGACGCCTCAAGGGCATGAGCATATTCGAGCACGGCCATATAGTAGCTCTGTTCAAGTTCGCCCATCTGATTGAGTTCGACTTTCGTCGGGAATGTATTGTAAAAATTTCCGAGTGCTTCATCCACAGTGATGAGCCACGTTGCAAGATTGTCTGCGGGTCTGTCAAGAGTCTGATCGAGCTTTTCAAGTGCGCCGATAGTCTTCTCCATCTTCTCAGATACAGGAAGATCGACGAATTCAGGGAACAGGACAGCGTCCACAAGATCTTTCACAACATTTCCTATGCTGTCAACAAACTTTTCAACTTTGACGAGCATGAGAAGCTCGAATGTCAGCACCCCCGCGCTCGGACTGCCGAGAAACGCTCCTATCCCCATACCCACGGCAAGGGCGGCAACGAACCTTGCCCCTATGTCCTGCCACTCGGCCTCGCCTGTTGAAAGATCCTGCGCAACTTTTAACGCAACCATCACACCGAACGTCCCGAAAGTGAGAGGCTTCAATCCCGCGAAACCCATTGCAGCAACAAGAAATGGGGTAAGTGTAGCAATTGGAGTCATGAGCCACTTTGCAGTGAAAAACAAAGGAATTGCAGTCCCAGCAACTTGGCCAACTTCTTTTGAGCCTGTCATTTCTGCAATTACTCCAGCAAGCGCACTCTGAATTATGTCAAGAAGATTGAGGCCCGCTTTGATTCCAGCACCTATGAACTCACCCAATTTTACGCCAAACGAAGCCGTGGTTTCATAGAGTTTTATATCCTCTGCGCTCATTTCTACGCCTTCCACAGCCCTACGAAGGACTGCTCCTACATCTTGAAGCCATTCGGTTGCGGCCCCTATCCCTTGTTTGACCCAATCAACTAGCCAAGTCGCACCAGAGACTGCACCCGAGAGGATCACTTTAATGTCATCCCCGAGGTTTACTTTCATCTCTCCGGCTTCGCTCATACCGATCTGCTTTCGTACCCAGTCGGCAAATGTATGTACCGGACCTTCCGCAAACCATGTAAGACCATCCCACGCGGCAGAGCCAATAGAGCCGAAGCCCCGGACTAACAAGTCTTTCCAGGTGACTTCGACCTCATCATCTATGCCCGATGATTTCTTTATTCTGTTTTTCAGGTCCTCAATGAAAGTGCTCTGTGTGACTTTCGTCCAGAGCCACTTGACGGCTTCCCACTTCATTGAGAATACCTTCGCGACTCCCTTTGCGAATACTCCTATATCTCCAATATCAAAACCCGAGTTATCGTCTCCGTTTACTTCAACATTTATTTTCGGTCGGATCTGATCTGCGAGCCAGTCGAGCCCGAATGAAGCCTTCTCAGTGAGCCAGACAAAGCCCCTCCACTGCCACGATGCAATGTTAGCTATCGCACTCACAACTACATCCACGATGCCCTGATCTACTTTCTGTTCATCGTCAGCACCGAGATCAATCTTTGGGAGTTTGTCGTCTATCCACTTCACACCTTCCCAGATTGCCGTGCCTGTTACTTTCGCAACATTGAGAATGATGTCAACCGGTGTGGTGCCTAGCTGCTCTTCAGTCCACTTCTTGAGCGCTTCGTATCCGAGAATTATCGTTTCTCCGGTCCATTTCAAACCGAGCCAGCCTAGACCTCCGAAGACTTTGGCAACTTCGATCAGGATATTTGATGTCGCTCCATACTTGTCAAGGCCAAGCTCCGAATAGACCCAGTTTCTGAGAGTGTCAAAACCTATCGCAATCTGTGAACCTACCCATTTGAGACCTAGCCAGCTAACGCCACCGATTACCTTTCCAACTTCAACCGTAGTCTCAATCACAGCAGGGAGGACATTGTCCTTAGCCCACACAGCAACATCATATGACCATTCACCGAGTTTTACCAACCCTTGCCAGGCTACCCCGCCAAACAGTTTAGCAACTTCGATTGTGAGTTCAAAGCCTGTTTCTAGCCCTTCGGAAGCCCAATCATAGACTTCTTTGGCACCAATAGCAACCTTCTGGCCTACCCATTTCAAGCCATCCCACGCTGCCGTGCCAACTACTCTGACCATATCAAGGAAGATTTCAGGGAGCGTTGCGGTTTCTGGGAGATCAAGTTGATCTCTCACCCAACCTTCTATCACTTTGATACCGAGAACTATCTTTTCTCCAACCCACTTGAGACCAGACCATATGATAGAGCCGAAGACTTTTGCAATCTGTATTGTTTGTTCAAAGCCTGTATCTATTTCACTTTCTGCAAAGTCTTTGATAAGAACCGCAAGATTAACTGCTTTTTCACCTATCCATTTTAAGCCGGACCAAATCACCGAACCAAACACTGATGCAACGTTGATAACAGTCTCAATACCAAGCGGTACATATTTAAGAGCAAAATCATAAATCATCTGTGCAGTAACTATTGCTTTCTCTCCGGCCCATTTGAGCCCTTTCCAAACCATACCACCGAAGACTTTAGCTGCATTGATTACAACCTCTATTTCATCTCCAAATTGAGATTTTACCCAGTCAAAGACTATTTGCGTACCTAGCGCGATTTTTTCTCCTACCCATGTAAGACCATCCCAGACAACACCGCCCGCAATCTTTGCGGCATCAACGACGATCTCAAGCGGGGACTTCCCAAGTGCAAGCTCTTCGAGCACCCAGTCTTTGATAGTTTCGTATGTGACGGCTATCTTTTCTCCAGCCCACTTCACGCCTTCCCAAACCAGAGATATAGCCCATGTGGAGGCTGAGACGAGACCGTCTTTGAGTTTTATAAATATAGGCTCAATCACTTTCCAAACGTGTTCAACCGTCCCCTGAATCCCGAACCAGTCGTGATCCCATGCAACACGAAGGGTGTACAAACCAGCAATTAAGAGTGTGGGCCACGAGAATATCGTCTTGAACACGCCTACAATCAGATGACCACCAGCCACAACTATCTGTGAGAGCAAGCTCCATGCAGTGCCAGCAACCTTGAGCGTCAGGAACGCAGCACCTACACCTACAACAGCCTTGCCGAACGGCCCGAGTTCTTCGTATCCTGCCTTGATCGTGTCTTTTAGTGTCTTGAGAATGTCGGTCGGTTTCTCGATCTTCGAGCTGAAGCCTTCCATCCAGTCAGCGGCTTTTTGAATCAAGGGGTTGAACGACTTGCCCAGGACCTCCCCGACATCTCCAAGCGCGGACCAGAATCTCTTCATCGCCACCTGCGTTGTGCCTGAAAGCTGCTCGGCAAAGCCGTCATACTTCTGAATCACGAGGTCGATTGCTGCACCACTCTTCAATTGTTCTTGCGTCAGTTCTCTGAGAAACGGGAGAGCTTCTCCAAGTTCACCCGTCAATCCCGCCTGAGTCTTTGCCAGGTTCTTCATGGCGCTGTTCAGATCCATCCCCGTCACCTGCGAGAGGAGGGCCGCCGCGGTCGTGGCGTTCTCGATCTTCTCCTCCGTGATTCCGAGCGAGAGGCCCAGAGCCGCGACGGATTGGTACGTCTCGTTCCCTATGCCCGTGAGGTGCTGGAGATTGCCCGACAGTTTTGTGACCCTGTCGTATGTACCCTGCGCGTCTCTCGTGAACCTCTGCGCGGCGATGGAGAGTTTCATCATCGCTTGCTCCTGCTCGCCCCACAACTCGATAGACTTCTTCAGTGTGGCGACGACAGAGACGGTCCCGAAGACTCCCATAAGCGTTCTGCCAATATTCTTGATTGTATTATCAAACGAGGCAGCCTGAGTCTGCATCGTCTTGATTCCGTCTGTGAACGGCCTCGAGTTCAGGCCAACATCAAAATTCAGTCCTTCGAAAGCCATAGTCATCACTCCAAAAGAAAGGAGCGCTCAATCAAGAACGCTCCCTCTATTCTGGCTTGCCTGTTTTGCCCTCTCCGCTTCGCGCCTTTCGAGCATCGAGATTCCCGTCATTCCGTAGAG